AATCGCCATTGGGCGCCTCGTCGGGTTTGTTGTTTACTTGTGTCTTCTGCGCTTCGGCGGCGTAGGCAATGAGCTTTCGCATCTTGGCTTTCGCGCTCGCCCTGCCCCCTTGCGCCCCCTGCTCCTGAGCCTTGATGCGCTTGCTCATGGCAATCTGGACGCTTAGGAGGGACTGAGCGCCGACCGAGCCGCACATTTCCAAGAGGATCACCCAGAACAGGGCGAAGGCATCACGGAAGGCGATCCCGTCCCAGCCTGCTACGTACCGATCGGGGAAGCGGAACACTGCCGGCAAGCCGGGATCTCCAACGCTCTCAGCCGTGGCGGTTGTCCTGGCGTTGAGGCGTTCGCCTTCAATCTTGGCGATCTGCTCATCTAGCAAAGCAAGCTTAGTTGAGGCGTCTAGCTCATATTGCGAGATGTTGGCTTCGAAAGCGGACAGATCATCGTTTCCGGCAATCCCGTCGCTTAGAACCAGCCGCATGCTTTCCCGAGCGCCTGCAACCAGGCGGTCACGATCGGCCCGGATTGCGGCTTTCTCCGCGTCGATCCGCGCCAGCCGCGTGTCTGCGCTCTCCACCGTGACCGTCTCGGTCTGCTGGACGGCTGAGGTTTTGCGATAGTGAAAATCATTGCCTTCCGAGACAAAGCCTAGCGCAGCGACGCAACAGGCAATCAAAGCCATGCACCAGATCCCGCGAAGGGTCGCCGTCGCTGAATGCGGGAGCTTCTGAGCTTTCATCCAGACGATCGCAAGGCCCCCGAAGATCACGAATGTTCTAAAGACGATCCCCGCCGCCTGGAAGGTGAGTTCCATGCCTGGAGGGGCAAGCGATCTATAGAACGCCGCATCCCATATATAGAGCGTCGCGCACGCCAAGCCGATCGCGGCCCATAGCGCTGTCAGAGCGACCGTGCTAATAGTGAACGCTGGCGCGTGATCCCTCAGCCATCGGCCCGCCGTGATCAGGTCAGAGCGGAGGGTCATAGTTTCAACATCCAGCTAAACAGCTCGGGCGATTTGACCGCAACCGCGCCAAGCGCCACGCCGCCGGCCAGAAGCATTTGCGGCGGCAGACGGCCTAAGGCGCTTTGCCGGGGAAGCGGCTGGCCGGATTGATCCGCAACAACCTGGCTGAGCTGTCTGACCGCCCGCTCCACGTCGGCCACGGACATCTGAAGCGCCCTGTGACGGTCCATCCCTTGCACATGCTCGTTTGACATTGCGGTCGCCAAGTGCGTCAGGTCTCCTCGATCGGCCTTATGCGCCAGCTCAAGGCGTAATAGATCGAGGTCGCGAAGCGTGGCTTTCTGCGCCAGTTCCAGCCGAACGATGTCATCCACGCCTAACCCCTACCCCGCCCCCGCTTAGGAGGAGAACCACTGCTGCGCGACCTGGCCCTCAAGCGTGGTCAACATAGCCCGCTCGGCGTCCGTCATATCCAGCCGTCCGACAGCCATAGACCGGAGACGTGTTAGATCTGTGAGCAAGCGCAATTTCAAATCCGCCAGGCTCTCGTCTGGGAACGCTAGGGCGGCAAGGTCAGCGGGCATAAGCGGAGCGGCGGGGGGCACAAAATTGTAACTCGGCACTTGGGGCGGAATATAAATACTTCCGTTCCAAATCTCGATCGCCCGCGCTACTGTAACCCTTCCCCCTACTGCTTCAGAAGCGTCAACAAAAACTGCTAAGTTGTTGTCAATTTGCAACCCCGCACGTTCCGCGCCGTTGTGATTGCGGTACAAAATTTCCAACACTTGCAACTCAAACGAATCTGTAATTTCTTGAGGCACGTTCCCCCCCTTGTTACGTCGCTATTGATGGTGTTGATGCGCGCATCCTTGCCAAAATCGTCTCTACTTTGGCTTCAAGTTCCACGCAAAAATCTAGCAATTCCGTGACAGTTGGCGTGGCGGCGTTTGCAATTGTCACGCTGCCGTCTGGCGTTGGCAAAGATCCAGTTGTCGCCGTGACTGTTAAATCGGCTATCGCCGCTCCTTGGCCGACTAACAAATCAACGCCGTTAATGGAGTATTTCCATCCACTAGCGAGATCAAAGCGAGAATTTGCTAAGACAAACTGCGCCCTGTACGCGCCGCCAGTATCGTCAAAAAACCCTAAATTTCCACTCGTATCTCGAACAAAAATGCCCCAGCGATTGAAATTGTTGTCAATCCGCGCGCCAACATTGCCAGTCCCGTCAATATGCAAACGTGCGGCCGGGGCGCCAGATGTGCCGATGCCGAGGGCTGCTGAAAGTCTGTTCCCAATCGATGTTTGAGCGCCCACTATCACTGTTGTCGTGCCGAATGTTCCGTTAGTCGGCGCGACGTTATTGCCTACCAAGTCAACGCCGATTAGTTGCACATCAGTTGAAGCGCTCCACACAATTCCATATTGTTGTTTAACAGACGATGTTGATTTAAACAGTCCACCGACGACGCGGGCGCCTGCGGTTGCCTCCAAACCGCAACGCGATGTTGCGGTAAGGCCAGTATCTAACCCATTGTCAACGTAATTGCCGCCCAGCACATGCACTCTCGCTGCGGAAACAATTCCTTGGTGTGAATTGTTGAAAGCCGAGCAGCATTCAATTTGCACAGTCCCCGAGTTAGTGGCTGTGATGTTTATGCCAGCCCCATCGTTTGTCGCTGGGGTTGTCAATGTGCGGCCAGTCGATGAGCGACCGGCTAACTCAAATTGACAATCGTTGATCGAGTGTTCACTGCCGCTGAACGTATCCAATGTCAGCAAATCGCCGTTATCCTCGCCGAAAAAACAAAGGTCGAGTCTTACGCCATTAACTGAGCTGTTCGCGTCTCCAAGAACCAACATGCCGAGCGTGTTGGCAAACGTCTTAAGTTGGTGGATTTCGCCCACCGTTATGCTGCCTGAGTATGTCCGACCGTCTATGAAAAACGATCGACCATCGTTTTTTTGCGACAGAAAGTGCATGTGTTGCCATTGCAGCAAGCCGCTGGTGCTTGACGCAATTTGCAATGCGCCATGGCTGTAATTGTTTTGGCTGATTAGTTCGCTCGACAAACCATACGCACACGGGCCAAACACGAACCCCTCATACTGATTTTGAGCCAAAATACGCATGGCCGTGCAATGCTCAACACCGTTTCCTGTACGCGAAAACTCAACGCCAGAAGCCGTTGTATTAGTGGCTGCTACGGAACGAGTAACCTGGAAATCTCTCAGGGTTGTGCCCAGCGCGCCAGCCGGAACTAAGATAATGCCGTTTGTTGCTGAATTACTGGTGAGAATGGTGGAGTATATTCCATCGCCAAAAAACTCAACGCCGCTAGGGACGGTAATTTGTGAGCTTAAAAGATACGTTCCAGCGGGCGCATAAACAGCTTCTTTTGATGCTGTCACCGCCGTTAGCGCCGCCGCAAAAGCCGTTACACAATTAACCGCGCCCGTGGGGTCAGCGCCCCACCAAGTTACGTTTACCGCCCCGTCATACTGCCGCTTCCACCGCCGCCCAGCCGCGTCGACGATTACCGTGCCGCCATTATCCGCCGTGGTCGTGTCCGTGCTGTCGTAACGAAACGCCCCGCCGCCATCGCCCGCGACGTAGTTGTAAAGCAGGAAGAGTTGAGTTGCCGCCGTTGCTGTAGTCAGGAGACGCAGGGCGGCGATGCTCTCAACGGTGTAATTTGGAGGCGTTGCGGCGGCGTCTACGTTCCGGTAAATCGCCACCACCACTAAATCGCCCGCCGCTAGGCCGCTTGTAAATGTGATTGTGGTGTTATTCGTCTCCACATAATCCAGCCCGGCGCCCTGCTCCACCCGCAGGCCGTTCACATAAACCGTCAGGGCTGACGCGCCGACCGTGTAGGTTATGGGCAGGGTGAAAGCCGTCTGTCCCGCCGTGGCAATCGTGCGGTGAACGTACTGGAAGACCTCGCCGCCCTCGCCCGCGATCGGGTCGCGATCCGCTATCAGAATGTCCGAGGCGTCCTTCAGCTGCATCCGGTAAGTAATGTCCGGGTCCAGGTAGATCGGGGGGAAACGGCCCGCGCTGTCCGCAATGACCGGGTTTGTGTTGGCGACCGTCCTGCCCACCGTCGTGTAAGTGTTGACCAGCGTGGTTGTGCCGGTCAGGTAGAAGTAGGCCTTTGCCCCGGATATCGGCGCTCCGACCGAATCCACGATATTGAAGATCGGGTCGTTCAGGTACATAGCGCCCTCTGATTTGTCCGCCTGTGCGTGCTTTACCCTATTGTCAGCAAGGGGACAATGTGCAAGGTTCCTTCATCGGGGCTTTCCAAGCCTCTTGATCACGCCAGATCACGCCTTGTTCACAAGGTCGTGACATGCTTATTTATTAGGCTAAATTAGAGCTCATGCACAAGGATTGACCAGCGGTAACGCCGCCGTGATCTTTGTATCAAAACACCGAAAACCCTAGCATTATCAGAGCGTTACGCGGGTCCGTCTAGTTACTGGACGGAAGGCAAATAAGGCGAGATTGTGGCGAGATTGTGGCGGTAATATGTCCTCGCGAAGTGTTGATATAGGCCCCTTGATATCATTGGTAATAATAGGGCGCTGTAACATTACAATCAGCGAGATTTAAGCTCTATTTTCAGCGATATTTAGAGCATATCCGCAAGAATAGGGCGCTTTGAGGCGCAAGGCTTTGAAAGCGTTAGGCTTTTGGCGTTATTGCTTTGTTAATCATGTCGCCGTATATATTGGACATCGGCGGCAAGGAGGTCTGACCACCTCCCCGCCGCCTCACCGCGAAATGGAGCTTCGCAATGTCCTATAGCTATACCACGACTTCGGGCGCCGACAATAACGCCGCTCAGACTGCCTGCTACACGCTTACTGGCCTGGCGATCACGCTTTCCGCTATGGCCTTCTGGGACAAAGGCTTTGTGCCCGCCGTCCTTATGACCGCCGCCTTCGCGGCTGTTAGCTTCCTCCTCGCCGGATCGGTCATCCGCTTCGCTGAGGCGCTCGCCAAGGGTCACACGATCACGGCGGGCCTGGTCGTTCTCATGGCGAGCGTCTGTCTCTGCCTTGAGGCGGGCCTCACTCACTACGGCCTTGCCCACCTGAACGCTCAATACTCTATCGCCCCGGACTGGTCGCTCTGGCCTGCCAGCTTCGGCCTCTCAATCTTCAACGTCTTCAGTCAGTACACCTTCGCCCGCGAACTCAAGGCCCCTCGGCCCCGGATCGTTCCGCCCGTCACCCCGGCTGAATATGCTGAGCAGGCTGGTGACTATGTGGTCCACGATGATCGCATGACGGCCTGGGAACGCCGCATGTCTAAAGATCCTGAGCGGGTCAAGGCGGCAGATCCCAAGACCGCCGCTATCCTCGCGGAGATCGGCAAGAAGGTGAACGCCGGTTAATTAGCCTCTCCCACCCACTAGCCCCTCGGCCTCTGGCCGGGGGGTTTTTTTTGGTCTCGCGGCATCATTGCAGCGCCCGCGCCAACCGCTCCAACGCCTGCAAGGATGTTGGCGCTTTCCTTGGAAGCGGGGTCAAAGGCGGCGTTGACGGAGCGGATGTTAGAAGGGTCCAATATAACAAAGACATTTTGACGGGAAAACTCTCCTGGCTCTTTTTCAATCTGAATTGCATCATATCGGTTTTCAATCAGCCAATTTCGAAGCCCTTCAGGATTGGCAAGAGCATTAGCAGTTCCTTTGAACTCAGGGTCGGAAAACGCAGAATTCTCAAGTAGTCCTTCCCAAGTCGTTTTGAAGATGCGCCTTGCGCGGGTAACAAGTGGGTAAATTGCGCCTTCACTGCCCGTATACATACCGGCACCGCCCTCGCCGGGCGTATCCGAAACCCAAGTTCCCAAAATATCAATGTTTGGCTTTCGGCCTTTAGTATTTTTGGTTGTCCACAACCGATCAAATTCTTTAATGTCGCCCATTTCGCTTGCGAGAAATCGCGGCGTTCCATGATACAGCACGCGTTCTGTATTAAACCCCATCTCCTGCGCCCGCTGCATCCGCGCCGGTTGGCTCATGTCCAAGCCTTTAGAGCGGGCTGAGACCCACTCCTGAGCTTCGCCTATGTCTGCTCCCTCATAGCCTTGCGCTTGCGCTTTCTGAATAGGCTTAGGAAGGTTGCCCAGGTTGCTACCCATGCGCGTCCTGTCGATCGCGGCGCGGCTTGCCAGCCGTCCGCCTATGGCTCCGCCTGCTGCACCTAGCAGGGCGTTCCGCGCGCGTTCCTCTGGCGTCTCGCCTTGAGTGCCGCCTAGAGCGCCGCCGACGAAGGCGCCGCCCAATTCCGGAGGTGTGGCGAGGATGTTGGCGCTTTCCTTGGAAGCGGGGTCAAAGGCGGCGTTTATGCTGCGGATGTTGGAAGGGTCAAATAGAGCGTAAACCGTGCGAGGAGCGTTCTTGGTTTCCAGCGCCGCCTCAGCGTCTCCCCAGTCCCGAACGTTTTTCATTATCACGCCATCAGCGCCTTGCGCCTGCGCCCGGTTTAAAGCATCGCCCCAAACTTCAGACCAGTTCTTGCCTTTAGCGTCAACAACTAGCGGCTGTTGCATCCGCAGCTTAACCGGCATGACGTTACCGCCTTCCTGATAGCGGCTTGCCATTTCTTCCGCTGTCCGTGGCACGCCCATGATCGTGCTTTCGCCCTTGGCTTTAGCCTCCATCAACTGAGGCGTCAGGCGGCGGTCTTTGTAAGAGGCGTATGAGGCGGCAAGGTCAGGTTTATCCGCAAAGAAGATTGCGCCTTCCTGGCCCGCGCTAAATCTCATGGGAGGATTTTCTGAGAACTGCGCCACATCTTCGGCTGTGCCGTGATAAGCGTTGATCGTGAAGCCTTGCTCTTTTGCGCGCTGAGTTCTTGCGCGCTGCGACATGTCCAAGCCCTTAGACCGCGCCGCAACCCATTCCTTTGCCTCGCCTATGTCCTGGCCTTCATACCCCGCCGCCTGAGCCTTCTGGACGGGCTTGGGGATGCGCTTGGCTGAAAACGCATCGGTCTCATCCATGATTGATCGCTTCGTTTTCGCCTTCGCAGGCGCAACTGGCGCGGCCTCTGGAGCCAGTTGGTTCAGTATTGGCCCACGGCTTGCCGGAGGCGCCAGAACATTCGGCTGGCCAATCGGCGGAGGGCGGCGGACAGGAGCGGGAGGCATAGACCGTGCGCCTTTAACCGCCGCACCGCCAGGAACAAAGGACAGGCCCGCAAGGCCCATCTCTGTCACGCCTGCGGCCACATCGCCAAGATTGCCTTGCTCCGCCCCGAGCCTAGTCGTCGTCAGCCCGCGCGCCATAGCGTAAGCGGGGTCAAGCGCCTGTTGCGCCTGGTTCGCCGCGCGAAGCGGATCTGTGACCGCCGTTACGGGAAATTGCGCCACGGGCTCAACCATAGAGCGCACCGCGCCGCCTATCTCAGGCGCCCGGCCTTGAGCGAGGAAGTTGCCGGCATAGTCCACCCCTCGCGTGATTGCCTGCCGTACCTGTCCCACCCGATCGGGCGAGGGTTGGCGGCTGACCACCTGGCCAAGCTTGGCAGGCATGCCGATCTGCGGCTTACGTTGTGGCGCGCTAGCCGCCGCCTTGCGCGCCGCCTCCCGTCGCGCCCGCTCTGCAAGCAATCTTTGAGCGTATGCGTCGGGAGCCTGCGCCATATCAATACCCCAGCCGCCGGAGTTCTGCGTTTATTTGCTCGTCGCTCATGCGGGTTAAATCGCCCGTTTCAGCGCTTCCCGCTTGCGTTGCCTGCACCGCGCTAAGCAAACGCTTGAGCATTTCGTTTTGCTCTTGTTGCGTCGTCGCGCGTCCCAAGCGCAACAGGGCATCACGAACCGGGCCGCTTTCAAACAAGCGGATAGCGCCGCCCGTGCCGCCCATGATTGCCGCCGCTGTCAGCAAGTTACCACCTGCAAGGCTGGTTGCGGTTCCCGCCAAGGCTGTCAGCAACACCTGCTGACCTGTTGGAGCCTGGCCCGCCTGCCTTGCCGCCGTCGCTTGGCCGGTCAACCTCAAGGCCCTGCGCAATCCCTCAATCGCATCTCCGTCCGCGCCTTGGAAGAACACGCCAAGCTGTCGCTCAAGCCGCCCCAGCTCATTCTCAAAGGCGGTTGCATTGAATCGGCCCGGCTCGGTAATATCGCCGCCCTTTTGCAAGGCCCGTTGCAATATCGCCTGCCTGGCGGTCGCTCGGCCTTGGGCAGTCAAGCCATTATATAGAAGCCGGACCTTGCCTGTTTCGCCGCTAAACAGAAGGTTTTTGACCTGCTCTGGAACCATCTCGCCTTGATTAAGAACATTCCGCAGCGTGCTGACTTCCAGATCCCCAATCATCGCCGCCAAATTTTGATTGGCGGTTTTCCATTGATCAAATTGAGCCTGTCCGCCTTGCTGCCGAATATAAGACCCCATGTCATCATTCAGCGCATTGTAGACACGCTGCATTACGCGCGAACCTTCATCCCGAATGCTTGCAAGATTAGGATCGTCAAACATCGTTCGATAAGTGCGCCGCAGTGTCTCGATTGAGTCCAATTGCTTGCCGGTTAAAGCTCCGCGTGCGGCCTGCAATTCCTGAATAATGGGCTGGAATGTTCCAGGATCAGCGCGCTGTAACCGTGCTATTTCATCGCCTATAATGCGCTGCGCTGCGGTTGTCGGAACGGCTGGCCCAGTCGCCAAACCTTCAATGACCTGGTTCTTCTGATTTGTCAGGCGCGTTAGTTCGGCGCCTCTTTGTCCACGAAGGTCGCGGGTTATTACTCCTAGAGTTTCGTCTCCAAGATCCGCCGGATTCACCCCGAAGTCATCAAGGGTTTGTCTCACCGCGTTAATTCTCTGCGTCTCCTGTGCCGCCCTCGGGCCGCTCATGCCAACAAACGGAATAGCCTCGCCCGCTCGTCGCACCGTGCCGCCAACAAAGCCCTGAGGCGGCAGAATGTCCGTGGTGAACACGTTAATGCCGCGCCTTTGTGCTTCCTGAACGGCTTGAGGCAAGGCCGCCTGGGGCGCTTGATATCGCGTCCCCGCCGCACGCGCCCCAAGCACGCCGCCCGCAAGGCCCGCACCGAATTGAGTCAGAGCATTTGCCTTCATCTCACGCGCTGTTTCAGCCGCCGCGCCCGCTCCTGCCGCGCCCGCTAATTGTTGACCTGGTTGAGCCGCCAGGCTTGCAAGCACATTGCGCCCCGCGCTAACCGCACGCGGCGCCTGTCCCATTATGTTCAAACCTTGCCGCGCCAGCCCCACCTGGCCCGCTGCTGGAACAAGCATTTCCGTTGCTGCGCCGGTAATTCGTTCAATGGGCGTTGCAGGCTTGGGAACGCCCGCGCGTGTCAGCGTCTCGCCCACCATTGTCCGCAATGGCTTTTCCTGCCCAACGCCGGGGATCAAGCCTAGAGCCGATCGCATAGGATCGTAAGCCATGCCAACAAAACCCGCAGCGCCCTCAGCCAGCGCGCGACCTTTCAGAGCCGTTGCGCGACCAAGTTGTTTTGCGCTCTGAATTAGTTGATCTTTGCCGCTTGGTTGCCGTTTCAATGCGTTCGCGCTGGCTTTCTCAACTGCTGACTTGATCTCTTGAGGAGACATGGTGTCAGGGAAGTTGACGACTGATCCGTCAGGCAATCTTAGAACTGGCATTTATTTGAGTCCGTTTGCTCGCGCCCAGTCTTCATAGTTTTGAACGCCGCCTGAACCGGATTGAGCCGGCGGAGGCGTGACGACTGCGCCCGGCCTTACGGGAGAGTAAGACGGTTGACCTCCCGCCGCTGGCGCCCCCATGCTTGAACGCATAGGAATTTGCGGTCCCAAAATTTGCGCTATCTCTTGGGCGCTTAATCCCGATTCGGTTTGCGCGGCTTGTATAAAGCGCCGCAGGGAAGCTTGAAACTCTAGCGCTGCGGCTTTGGCTGCCGCTGGTGAAATCGAGCGATTAGCGAGGCGGGTCATTGCCTGTTGCACCGCCGTGCCCTCCCTATCGGACAATTGACCAAAGCCTTTCATCTGTTGAATACCGCCCAAGAAAGCCTGCCCCGTCACCTGCTTTAGCAATGCGAGTGCATCCAGCGCCTCGGCTGAGGTTGCCCAATAACGCATATCGTTCGGGTCATCGGTCGTCAAAGCTGCCGCGTTCTTGCCAAAGATCTGATTAAAGCCCTTTGCATTGATTAGCTGATCAACAAGATTAACACCCTGAACCAGACCGTTAATCGTGTTTTCAAATACCCTTCGATTGGTTGCTTGTTTGGTTTGTAGTTCGGCCTCTTTTGCTGCGGTCGCAACATCTTGCTGTTCTTGCTGCATTGCCAACCGTGCGGCCTCATATTCAGTCATCGGCCTGCCGGATGCCAGTGGCGCCCCTTGAGCTGGCACAAACAGCGCTTGACCCGTCTCCGGATCGTAAACCGTCGCGCCTTGCTGTCCGACGCTGACTTGAGGCTTCAGCTTTTCTTTTTCAGCGCCCATAGCCCGTGAAAAGAGCCTCAAATTATCATCAGTGAGATCAGCGGCGTCCATCTGCGCCAACGCTTCTTGCGGCATGCCCATTGAAGCAACTGCCGGGCGCAAGATTGTCTGCCAGGCCTCTTTGCGCTTCTCGTAAGGAACCTCAAGCAGTGCGCTGGAATAACCTACAAGCGCCGTGAGTTGAGATTCGGCGTTTTTATATTGCGCCTCAGTCTGTCTAGCGGCTCGCTCCTGATCCTCGATCGTCCGCTTGCGCTCCGCTTCCGCCATATCCTCCTGGCGCTTGCGCATCGCCTCGGCCTGAGCCTCTTCGCGCTGCCCCAAAACATCCACCTGCTCGGCCATGCCCGCGCGCCCGTAAGCCTGTTTCGCGGTTCGCGTATCGCCACGCGCAAGAGCCTGTGCGGCCTGTTGCTCGCCTATGTCGCGGCGGATATTGCCCACGTTCTCGTACCCGCGCTGGAAGGCTTCCCGCGTGCCGCCGACAATGTCCGTGAAATAATTAGCCATTAGACCCTCGGAGGTTGAAAGCTAGCGAAGGATTGACCCGTAGAACCGCCATAGCCCCGCGCCGCTTGCGCCGGACCAAACATCTCTTTCGCTGGCGCCTGCTGGCCCGCGAAGCTTGTGAAGATGTTGCCAATTGATCCCAGACCCTCGCCCACCGCCTGGCCGGTCGCATACCGTTGAGCATAGCTTGTCTGACCGCGCATCGCGGCCAGGTTCTGCTGGCCCTGTCCATAAGACGCCGCGTAATTTTGACCCGCTGCGCCGATCTGAGAGGTCGCGGAGGGACCATAACCAGCAAGCTGAGACAGGCGGTTGAAGTAATTCCCGTATTCCGCGCTGGCCTCCTGCTGGCCCACGTTCTGAAGCTCGCGCATGGCCGCGCCGCTTTCCAGTCCGCCCATAGCCGCGCGCCGAGCAAGGACATTCTGCGAGCCTTGTTCAAGGCGGTATTGATAATCAGGAGAGGCGAAGAAGCTTGCAAAGCGGGGATCTGACCCGGCTGGCGCATTGGCTGGCATGCCGCCCGGCATGGGCTGGCCCGGTTGAGACGCGGGAGGCTGGCCCATAGCTGGAGGCTGCGCGGGCGCCATTTGCAACGTCTGGTCTGCCCGTGGCGCCATAGACACACCCGAGACCTCGCCCTCGGGGCTGATCGCCGCCGTGCGCGGAGCGGCGGTCTCCATCCCCATCATGGCTTCCTGACCGGGAATGCCGGTCAAGCGCTGTTCCATTGGCTGCGGCGCCTGCGGCTGAGGAGCGGTCTCATAAGGCGTCTGCACCTGCCCCGCCATCGCCATCCCCGGCGCCGTGCGGCCTTCCTGAGCGCCAAAGTTGTTGTAATGCCAGGCGGCATAAGAATTAGGATCATTGCCGAACATCGCCGCAACTTGCGGCTTGGCGAACTCCGCCGCGACATCCGGGTTCGCCGCCAGATAATCGCTCTGACCAAATACCCCAATCGGGGGGCGAGGGCCTTGCACTGCTTCAAACGTGCCGCGCGGGACCTGTATCCCGTAAAGCTGGGAAAGCTGTTGCAGGGCTCCAAGGCCGACCTGGCGCCAAGGCTCTAAGTCTTGGCGCTGCTGTTCATACATCTGGCGCTCAACCGCCATTTGTTGCCCGGTCGCCTGCTCCGCCGATCGCATAGCCTCGGACGCGGCCTTGCGCTGTTGGCTGGCCCCGTAGATTGATCCAGCCGTCGACATTGCTGCGGAGGCTATCAGGGCTGTCGTCGTTCCAATCGCCATCTCAGAACCTCTTGATATACGCCGTTTCAGCCCGCTCAAACCCTGCCCGCGTATAAACCGCGTCCACGGTCTCGCTTCTGTTATCCGAAAGCGCTGAGAATTGCACGGCGCTTGCCCCGTTTTCTTGCGCCCAAGCCTCAAAAGCTTTTCTCAATTCCCGACCCTGCTTCGGCGCCCACCAGAACATTTCCACACCTAGTTTGTATTCGGGGGAAAAGTAGAAGGGAGTTATGCACCCCCCGCACATTCCGTTGTCAGTCAGGAAGATCACACCGTTCCGGATAATAGACGCCGCAAAATCGCCGGTTGCATTCTCATCATACGGCACATGTCGCCAAGGGCTATAGCTATGAAACGCCCGGCCCATATCCACAATTCGGGGAATGTCCTCGACCGTCGCTCGCCTCATGTCGTCGTTTCCGTGACCGAGCCAAGGAGGCGGAGCTTTGTCGTCGTGTCGCCCTTTGCGTAAATCTTGGCCCCCGCCGGCAAGCCCGAGAGGCCGACCAAAGGCGCAAGGTCCGTCTGCTGGCTGCCGATCGTGCGGGTGTAGATCAGGTTCGCCGTTGCCGCTGCGGCCCCGTCAAGCGCTACGTGGAGCGTCAGGGTGTAACCCGTGGTCGCGTCGGTATTATAGCAGAGAAGCTTTTGCACCGTGGCCTTGTAGCCCGCCGGGACGGTGTAAACCGCCACGCTTGAGGCGGTCAGAAGGGCGCCTGAGTTGTCGAAAGCGACGGAACGTGAACTCATGATCAGGGCTCCAGAACTGCAAACTCACCCGGAGGCGGTCCGGGGTCCGTCCCGCCAGGAACGCCATACGTCCCCACGGTGAATATGTTAAACGTCGCCGCCGCTGGCATATACATGTAATCCGTCACGCCCAAACCTCTGACCTTGAGGTCAAAGGTTGCAAGCTGGGGAACAATGTTCTCGACCCGCGCGGCTGACACCGCTTCCGCCGCCAACGCCTGAGCCCCTGAGACGCTGTCCTCAAGATCCGCAAGCCGGGCTGTAAAGTCCCCAGAGATGTCATTGATATTCGTGGCGAGGTCAGCAAGCGCCGTCTCAAGATCATTCAGCCGGTTGGTCAGTTCCGCCGTGATGTCCGTCAACGCCGCCAGCGTGGCCTGTGTCGCCGCCTCGACCACCTCATCTTTAACCGTCGTCAGCCATTGATGCCCATACCGGGTCAACCGCCCGGTCGCGTCAACGAATGGATCTCCCGCGCTTGGATAATCGGTCATATCTCGTTAATCCACGCCGCAGACACGCGCATGGGCGCCGTGTTCGTCGTCCGCACCTGAAACACCCGCCCAGGCCGCTTGACCTGCCCGAGCCGGTACCAAAGGATCTCCTGCCCGTAATTCCCCGTTAGCCCGAGGCTCACACCCTCATACGGAGTAAAGGTCTGCCCCCCATCGTCTGAGAAGCGCATTTCAAGCGTCACGTCCACGCCGATCGGGGGCGTTCCTGTCGCGACCGTCACGCCAAAGGTCCGGCAGGGAAATTTCTCCCCCTCAGCCAGGACGCCGCAAGTGAAGATCCGCTGCATCGGGTCAACGCCATCCGCCGAGCTATCAGGGTCAAGCCGCCATATCTGGCCGCTCTCGTCATCGCCCGCATAAACCTCGGCCCCATCACCCTGCACGCCCAGATGCGCCCGCCAGGTTGCACGCTCATACGAGGAGAACTCCCCCCATATCTGCGTTGCCACATCATAGACATACGTTCCCTGAGTGCCGATCGAGAGGCAATAGAACGTGTGGCCGTCCTGAGCGAAGGTCCAGGCGCGAAGATCTGCGAAGTCGGCCTTGCGTATACGTTCCTCGATTCCGTGATCAGACAGCCTGACGGGAGAGCTATCCCCGGCCCGGTAGACAATCCCGTCCTGCCCGACCCAAAATAGCGTATTATCCAACTTTGCAATGCTGTCCCGCCCCGCGCATCCCTTCTGAAACTCGCGTCCCTTCGCCACCCGAAACGGTTCAACCGCTATGCCGGTCGGATACCAGGATTCAACTGTAGCCTCTCCGAAGAGGTACAGCTCATTCGCGCTTGCAAAGACCGCTATGAGATCATCCGGCGTGGAGCTGGCCGCGCTGTAGTCAAGCGCTCCGAAGGTAATGCCGTTGATCGCAGACCAGTAAATGCGCTGACTGTTGGCCCGGACCGCAATGAAATAGCTATTGAGCCATGCCACGGAGACGACGCCCGCAGCGTCTGGGAACGCGACCGCCGCAATAGTGGTTCCATCCGTGGAGTAAAGCGCCGAGCCGTTAGCTATGAGCGCATAGGACGGGCCGATAGCGATCGAGACCCGCTCGGTTCCTGGCACATTGCCCAACAAAGTCGCCACGCCTGCGGTCGTGACCCGATAAGCTTCGCCTTGGCTCACCACGATCATATCGCCGTTGAAGCAACCAGGCTCGCGCGCAATGCCGCGAATAGGGCCGCTGCCGGCTGTCGCAAACGCCGTAAGCCCGGCGCGCTGGAGCAGGACGAAGCCATTCTCCAACGCCACCGGGCTAGGCTCGCCAATGTAGTTCTTGAGCACAATCTCAGGCAGGCGCGTTTCTGCGCGCTTGTAAGTCTGTCGCCCGAGAGGGATCTTTGGCATTATTTCTTCTTCTTCGGCATCATGGGCTTAGTCATCTTCACCGGCTTGCCGGTCTTGTCCGCCGCGGCTTTAGCGGCCTTTATTCCCGCAGGCCCGTACCCGTATTTCTTTCCACCGACCATCGGCATCTTATTTCCCTTTCCTTGACTTCCCAGCGCTGCTGAGGGCGATCGCAATGGCTTGCTTGCGAGAGGTAACAACTGGCGCCTTCTTCGGCCCTTTTGGGTCAATCCCGCCGTGGAGCGTGCCAGCCTTAAATTCCCGCATCACCTTAGACACGGTTTGCTTCGGTGAGCCTTTTTTGATGGGCATGGGTCAACTCTCCAGAGCGGTTATTCTTGCTTCGAGAGCAAGCTCACGTTCTCTTGCTTCCACAAGATGGACGGCCAAAACTTCGCACGTTTCCCAAATCCGCTGCAACAAGTCGCCCGTTGCCATCTTGCCAGCATAAAGATCCTGCCATTGTTCTGGTCCGGGAAAGGCCGGCAGGCGCTTATTGGTCCGCAAAAACTGGGCAAACTTGTCGATGTTCAGCCGATCTGTCGCAACACCAGCAAAGCCCCGCGCCCGCTCATGGCGGCGCGTTTCAATGCGCGCAGGTTCAATTTCAACCGGGTTGCCGGTTTCCTGCCCCGTAATGACTGCTGCAATATGCCGATCCGGTACCAGCCCGTCCCAGAAGTTCACATCAACAGCGCCGTCAATCCACGCCTCAAGAACGTAGCAGGTCAGCAGCACACCGTCATCGTAAACCGCCTGTGCGTTAAGCGTGCCGACGCCTTGCGCGCCGCCAGTGGCGGACCCAAGGACCATGCTGCCGTTGCTGTACAAGCGGCCTTTTTCAGCAGCTCCGGGTGAAAATACAATGTCAACGTCTGCTTGCAGCCAAAAGTGATCGCCGCTTGCGTACAGATAATTGTTGCGAGTAGTGCCGCCACTGTTTTTGTTGACGACCTGCAAGCCGGTCTGACCGTTGTTAGCGGTGTCGCTGATAGACGTGTAGGTAAATGTTGGATTTATAAATGCTTGAGCCCCCGTCCACGTATTTGGAAACTTGAGAATGCCCGCCCGCGTAATAACGCTTCCCGTGCCGCTGTCTGCCACGTTGGTTGCAGACACGTTGTCAATGTACGTATTTACAGCGGTAGGCTGGATAGCGATATCCTGATTCTGGTTGCCATACGCCATGACGTTTGAAACGCGCACATTACTGGCGTTGCCAAAAATGTTCAGCCCGTCATTCGGCCCTATTGGGTTCCATCCATTTCCAATCAGAATGAGATTGCTGAGTTGCGTTTCAATGGAGGCGTTTGAAACGCCGACGCCTGTATAAGCGTTGTTGTTGGAAATGATGTTGCTGTATTGGCCGCGAAGGTCTAAGGCCATTTTGATGCCACGACCGCCGACAGCATCGGTTGCCCGAATGCAGCTTAGTTGGGTGGCCTGCGTGTAAGCGCAGGACTGAAACAATATGCCGAAACCGTCATCATCATAACAGCGCAGGTTGTCGGCCCTGATGCCAGTGCTGGACGAGTAGTTTTGCGCGGCAGTTGCCAGGCTTCCGCAACGCTCTGTGAAGATATCCGACAGCCACACATGCAGGCAGTAATACAGGTTGATTCCGGCGCGGCTGCTGCTTCCAAGATTGACAAAGGACAGGTTTGACAGATCGACATTGACACCGCCGTAAATGGCAACGCCATAAGTTGCCGACCCTGTGTTTGTGCCTTTGTCAAAGCGCAGATTGGATATTGTGCAATTTTCAATTCCTTTGACGGCCAGTCGGGTTATTGAATACGTTTCAGACGTATTGATTGTGACTGGCATCGGATCGGCAATTGTCAGCGTGTTGGACGATTTGCCGACAACCTGCGTCATCCAGCGGTAAAACTCTGTCCCACCGGAAACAGCTTTGGTAACTTCCAAGCTGATAACATCGCCAACCGACACGCTGGCTGCACTTGTCATCACCAGCGTGATGGCGTTCTGAAGCGCATTTGACGCCAGCGTTGACGTTGCCGCAAAGCTATAGGCTGTGGTCGCGCCAAGAAGCCCGGTTATAGACGCCGATCCCGTGGCGTAGAGCGTCGAGGCGTTTTGCTCGCCAATAATTCCGACATTACTTTTCAGCGCGATGGACGAGCTGACGCAGTATGTCCCTTCAGGAATCCAGACATTTCCGCCACCTGCGGCAAACGCCGCATCAATAGCCGCTTGAATGGCGGCGGTGTCATCCGTAACGCCATCCCCCCGCGCGCCGTACTGGGTGACGCTGACAATGGCGTTCAGCTTATCGACGTTCTGGCGCGCTTTGCTCATGCTGATCAGTCCTGTTTGGTTTTCAGGGCGTTCAGTTCCGCCGTCAGGCGGTCAATCTGGGCAAGCGCATCGGCATTGATAGCGCTTAAAACGGCATCAAGCGAGTATCCAAGAGCCGCCGCTTCAGATGGCGTAAGCGGACCGCGTGTCTGAAACACTTGTTTACCAAACACGTTCGCGGTCTCGCCAAGTACAACATGCCAGGAACCGGCGTTGTTGTTTTGCTCTGTCGGGCCGCGATACAGAAATTCGTAAATCATCCAATTCTCCAATTCGTTCCGTCAGAATAGACAGGTACGCCGTTTGCTCCACCGCCAGCAACAATCGACGCAAACGTGGTTGCGTTGGCATCAGATACAAAAGCCCGAGCCCCTGCTATCCCGGTAGGCAACGTTCCAACCGTGTAAACCCGGCAGCGAATAAGGGCGTCTGTGTCCGCAATTATATTGCCGTTTGCATAATAGGAAGACGCGTTGATGGTGTTTGCGCCTTGGTCACCGCCAGTTGCACCGTTCATGTAAAGCCCAAGCGCAACCAACAATCTGGTATCAAACGCTCCAGCTTGTCTCGTCCCGATAAAAAACCCGCCAGACACTGCACCGGCAACAGCAGAGGTGCAAAACGCGCCAAATCGTCCTACAAGAGTTTCAGCGCTGTTAGCATCCAAACACCGGAAATCTTGCTGCCCAATATTTCCTACGCCCGGCACTCCCGTTGTCGGAATGGCGTCACACATGATGTCTAAACGAGTGCCGCCTGACCCTGAAACCGTGGACCTAAATCTGGTGACAACCGACGATGTAAGGCCATTAAAAATGCCTTGGCCGTCTTTGCGGACGCTGAACCGGCTCGACCCCCCCACCTGCAAATCCATCAGGAGCGAGCCCGCAGCGGAGGCGGTGTCGGTCACGTTCATCTTTATGGCGTTAAACGTGGTGCCGCCTGCGTTCCAGGTGTCGGTTAAGTCGTATAAATATGCCTTCGCCATCGCTTAACCCCTAGCTGTCTCTCTCGTAAACATGATCGCCGTCGCGCTCTGACACGCGCTCTTCATCGCGGGTCAATACTTCCGTGTTCACCGTGACCGCCAACGGCATCAGGTATAAAACCTGCTCCTGCAACGCTAAGGAAAGCGTGTCACGCATTAGTAAAGCGCCACAATGTCGGTTGCGTTCGTATTCGTCGAATTAACCCGCCGAGCCTGAACCGGAATGATCTGGCCAGAAGCGACGTTCTTGAACGTCACCGCCGTTGATCCATCAAGCGGCACAAGCGCCACGTCACCCGTGACCCCAATAAAGAAGGCCCGAGCCGGCGTCGCCAGGTCCACCGTGTCAGAGGGCGTCACCGCCACAAAGTTGAACGCGCTGCTGACTTCCTTGTTGCTCGTCGCCATTAGTAGAGGCTCCCTCGGCTGAAGACCTGAGACGGCATCCAGCGGAGCGCCTCGTCAAATTTCATGCGGTCAATCCGCTTGAACTGTGTGGAAATACGTGTCCGGCCCGTGTCCGCCATAGCCTGCAGCATTTGCGAGGGGCTGACCCCATATTCAGGCGCAATGATCATTCCAAGCAGGGACGCGACCCCCTCATCATGATCCGGCCCGAGCGGCTGCTCATCTGTCAGCTTCAGCGCCGCAATGTCGTTCCATGTCCGGTTCCACTGCGTAAATACGAACTGCTGACTGGTCCGCATGGTCGTGGAAGAAACCGTCTGAGAAGGCGTGACCGTGTAAGTCCCGACCCCACCCGCGCCTGTTCCGAGCGCCGTGATTGTCGTGTTCTTTGTGACTCCGGTCCCGTTGAATATCTGCCCCACGGCCAACACGCCGCTTGAAACGGCTGAAACCGTCATGGTCGTTCCAGATATTGAAGCAACGTAGGAAGGCGGAGCGCCGTTGTTCAGAAGCTCAATTCGGGCGCCATTCCGCGGAACCCGGTACGTCACCCCGTTATCATCCGTCACCGTGGCCGGCAGAGTGACGACATACGTCCCCGTGTAGCGGTAATCTTCCTCGCCTGTGACCGCCTTATCGAGCAGTTTATCGGTCAGCCGGCCCGCAATCCCTACGCCAGGCAGCCGCGCCAACATGGCCTTGAGAGCAAGCAAAGCGTCGGCGGCTTGGCTGGCGGTTGGCTCACGCCCTGCTGGAACCGCCTCAATCAAGCGAAGGGCGCGCTTAATGATCTCATCCACCGTCATGCCGCCGCCCTCATGCGCTGTCGCAGCCAATCGCCAAGCCTGCCCGTGTAACCGAGATTCGGCGCAGCGATATGCGTCAGGTTTAATTCAGGCATGACCCTTATGTCTATGCCCGCCGCTCTCGCCATCTCACAAAAGCGGAGATCTTCTCCCCACATTGTCCCGTCTGCGAATGGCATGTCGAAATAAGCGTAGGGCTCCCGATGCTGGTCACGATATGTCCGGCCCGGAAACGCCGCAGCAATCTGGCTTAGAGCGTTCCTTGATATCGCCAGGAACCCCGTCCCGAGCCCCGCAACGGGGAGCGTTCCCTCTTCATCAGCCCATAAAGGAGCCTCGCCAGGAAGCCAGCGGATTACAAACTCCCCGCTGTCATTCTTCAGCCGGTAAGCGCCGCCGACGATATCGTGCGAGCAAGTAGCCAGATCGGTCAACGCGCCTGGCTCCCAAGCCATGTCCCCGTCTATGAAGACCAGCCGATCGGCCCGGCTTTGCAGAAAGTCATAGGTCAACACGTTGCGGGCTGAAGGGATGCTTGAACACCCCTCCAGCCGCGCCACGTCCAGCAAATGCCCCCTAGAATGCGCGATAAGCTGCTCACCTAAGAGACTATCCATCGTCGCCGCGCATACCCGGCCATCGTAGCAAGGTATGGCGACGCCGATGATCATCAGGCAGACGCCACAAAGCCAAGATTGATCATGGCTGTCCGCAGCGAGTTCACGCAGTCACGGATTTCCGCCGTGGTTGGCGTCGTGGTCAGAGCCGCGAAGGTAGCGGCCCGCGCCACGGGGGTTGCTCCGTAAAAGCCGATGAGATCGGCGGAGCTTTGACCCATGACAGTTCCGTCAGGGTTTTTATCCGAAAGTTGACGAGTAGGCATGTGAAAGGCTCCTCAAATTACGAAGTCGGAGAAAGGGCGGCGATACGAGCGGCAAGCTGCGCCCGGATCGTCTTGTAGCCGTAAAGAACGTCAAGACGGCAGGGGAACGCATCGTTGTTGATGTCGTACTGACGAACAACGCGGATCGAGATCCCGTCATAGACTTCCCGAGCGGCAAAATCGACGCCCTTCGGCATCACAAGGTCAGCCGTCGCGAAGGTGAAGGCGTCTTTGTGATAGACCATCGACTGGCCGTAGGTCGTGGAAGCCGCGCCGACGAAGGTCAGAGCCTTGTCATTCGCTGCACCGTTCGAGACGTTCTGACGCGCGCCGGAAGCAATGATCTCCGGAGAGATCGAGATCGTACCGCCGCCACCGCCGAACGCCGCCGTCACCACGAACTGCTGAAGAATGCCCGTGGAAACCTTCGTTTCGGGGTGAACCGCGTACACATCAGCAATCGTGAACACGTCACCCGGAACCATTGCGCCTGTGCCGGTGTCGACAATAAGCGAAGATCCGGTCTGAGCCGTGCCGCTGTTGGTGAGATAGGTCGTCGCCACGCGAGCGCCGTTCTGGAAGTTCGTGAGGTGCGAAGTTTCCATGAAGTCGAAGCCAGCGGCCTTACCGACCATGCCTTCACGATACTGCCGGGAGATTTCCGGAGCGGCGTTAAATAGCGTCGAGAAGGCAGAAACAAGGTTCGCCATATCGTTAGAGGTCAGAAGAGCGGTCCGGTCACCGTCCGGCGTCAGGTTGTCCTGAAGCTTGCGGCGACCTGCGAGAATGTTCGCGTAGGTAATCGCCGAGGAGACGTTGTTCACCGTGTTGTAGACGTCCTTGTACATCGTGCCGAGCGCATCGGCCTCGATGTTGGACGCCAGGACAGCCATCGCCGGTTCAAGAATGCGGCGGCTGAAGTCGTCAAGATCAAGGGTCAGTTCCGCCGACGTGAAGTTCATGTCGACGCCCTTTTGAGTGCTGACCGCGAGGTCAACCTTCGTCTCGGTCGTGTTCTGCACCCCGATCGTCGCGCCAGTCCGGACCGTGTACTGGTTCGGGAGGCGGATGCGGAGCGTGTCGCCAATCTTGGCGCCAGACTGGGCGAAGCTGGAGTCATATTGACGGTTGATCGAGCCGACAAAGGTCAGCTTCTGATGAAGGATACGCAGCGCTTCGCGCGTGATCATATCCGGCGTAAGAATGGTGTTGGAAGTCATTTCCTTTTACCTTGTTTTGAGTTGGGTTGATCGCCAGCGCATCCACTCATCTGTTGACATGGCTTCCGGCGTTCTGACGGCTGCTCTGCCTGAGACGTTTGGACCTGGCGCGGGGGCGGCAGACAACGGCTTTGACCGGGGCGCGGATAACCGCGCTTCCAGCTTCGCCATTGCGGCGCCCTGCTTATGAGGAGGGAGAGCGGCGATCTTTCGCAGCTCGTCCGTGTTCTCGCCGAGATATTCGGCAAGAGCTAAACTGTGATCCGATTCAAGAACAACTTCCGCAATTTCCCTTGTTACTGGCAAAGTGCTGTCATTGAAAAAGGCGTAGGCCCCTTCGCTTTCAGCCTTGGCCGCCAGCGTGTTACGCTGCTCCATCAGACGCTCGCGTTCCATCTTTTCCCTTAAGCGAGTTTCAACCCGCTCAATAATATGGTCAGGATCGCTATCATCTGTTGGGATTGCGGCTTCATACGCCGGTTGAGGCGGCGGCGTGTATTGGTTCCGCATGGCCTGCTCACGCCAGTAATCGCGCTCGCGTTCGGCCTGCCTTGCCTGCCAGGTAAGTTCATTGAGACGTTTTCCGACGCCTCGCTTAGACTTCTCTGGTCTATCGCCGGTCTCTTCGGTCGCCTCATCCTGTTCCGCCGCGATAGGTTCGGATTGCTCCGGGGGTGCGCTGGCGGGCGCGGGAGTTGGCTTCGGTTCAAAGCTTGCTTCGTTGTTCTGTTCAGACATTGTGCGCCTTTCAAGCGGCCCAGTTTAGGCGGGCATCCCTCCAACAGGTGCGCCTTGCGGCGAGGGCCCGGCGCCTGTTGGGGCGGCGCCGGGAAGCGGTAAGCCGAGCTGCATCAAGCGCTCGGTCAAATCAAATTCGATTTTGTTGGCCTCAACCATGGTTTTGCGGGCCTTGGCCTGCTTTTCAGGATCAGGCGGCGGCGCTTGGCCTTGGCCTTGGAAGAGCTTACGGATCTCTTCCGCCACCTCAGCCGCGTCCGGCCAGTCCATCAATTCCGCAATTCGCGGCAGGATGATCGGCGCCAACATCGGAGCGGCCTGCATCATATCAAGCAAGCCTTGCGCGGTCTCGGCCCGCTGGGACGTGAAGCTCGGGCCCGTGGCGACGCGCACATCATACCGGCCCCGCTTGAGGTCAATCGGGCCAGAGTTTACGGCAATGATTGCGGCTTCCTGCTTCTTTCCGAGAATGCGAACCTGCCGTTCCGTGTCATAGATCTTCGGGATCATATCCACGAGGATGCGCCCGGTCTCCTCAACCGCCGCAAGCAAGCCGTCAATGAATGCGTAAGTCCCGACATCGGCTTCCTTCTGCCGCGCCAGAATCGCCCGCCCACTGGTCTCGTTCGAGCGAGCGCCCAGGCTGGCGTCATAAATGCCCGTGGTCGCCTTGAGATCATCGGACGCGAGCGCTGCTTCCTGAAGCATAGCGCCCTCGATCCGGGCGGGTTCCATGCGCTGAGGCGGACCGCCGGCCTGCGGATCTGGCGTGTAGGTCAGGAACGGAGGGTTTCCCGTCGCCATCTGATACCATTCTTCCTCACGCCCCTCGATCTGGCGATCTGTGACAAGGAAGGGGGCTTTGGGAGCCAGCGCCAGCTTCTCGACACTGGCCGACCTCCAATAATTGATCATCCGCTGACTGTCTTTAGCGAAGCGGATGATGGAGGAGCGGACAACACGCGGCCCGATTTCCACTTCCTCGCCCGAGACGAAAACAATCGGGATGCGATCGCCAAGCCACTCATGCGGACCGGACAGGATTTCCGCGCCGGTCATGATCCACCAGCGCACCTTCTTCCGGCTGACCTTCCGCCGCATAGGCTCGCCGTTCTTATCCACGCGCACGCCAGGCGGGGGCGGGATTTCCGGAGGCTGAACGCCCATCGCGGCATCCATCTGGGCGCGCTCAAGAGCGGCCTGATAGGCCTTTGCCAGCTCCTCATAATCCTCGGCATAGATCGTCGCGCCGGTCTCAAGGGCTATGAGTTCAACCGTCTCCTCGGATACTTCCCAATACTCCGCCACGCGGACCATATCGAGGGTAATCCAATCGGCATAATCGACGCCATCCAGCCCGGCATCGCCGTAAAAGTCGATCTCCGCCGTGTCCTTTCCATACATTTGATGGAAGGTCTCTTTCGGCAGTTCCGTGATCACAAAGCAATATTTCGCATCGCGCCGGGTGCGCTCAACGCACGCCGGGTCCCAGACGACGGCCAGCGGATCGGGAATGTTTTCAATGAAAAGGTCCTGATCGAAGGTCTTTTCCGTCGCGTAATCCGTTTTGATCCGCCAGTGACCCATACCGCAGGAGGCGGAGTGCTTCAGGCCCTGCGAGTAAACCCGGCCCGCCTGGCTGGCCTGCTCGATGGACCGGATCATTCCTTCCATCACCTCGGCAACCTGCAAATCCCCTTGTTCGGCTGGAGTTACATTGATTGAGGGAGGCGCGATGCGGACCTCGTTGACCACTTGCCGGATGAACTGCGGCAGGCGGTTTATCGTGAGGCATGGCCGTCCGGCCTGCTGGCGATCAAGGCGAACCTTCTCCGGCCACTGCTCGCCGGCAAGGAATTTTAAATCGTCGACGGCGGAGTTACGGTTCTCACGTTCAAAATCCACTGCGTCGGAATACTGTTTCCGCCGCTTTTGCAGCCAGTCATATTGCTTCGGATCGGTTTGACGCCGCGCCATTAGCTCGCCATCCACCCGGCTGCGCCGGCGTAAGGGTTAACGGTTTTTGGCTTAGACGATATATTGCGATAATCCGCAATACCTACCACAAGATATCGAAATGCGTCGGCGGCATGCGAAGCCCAATCGTGGAGCGGACGGGGGTTAAACGCCTTGCGCTTTTCCGACCATTCGCGCCGGTAATGCTTCAGGGCTTTAAGCCCGTCCTTGCACTTCTCAGCGTCCATCCAAACACGCGGAAGGGCCAGGCGCACGGCCTGAATGCCATCGTCTGCGTTGTCCTGGCCCAGAATACGCGCCCGCACGCCGAAGCCCTCCAAGATCTCAACCCGTGATCGTCCCGAGGACAAATCACGCGCGGCGGCATCATGCGGGAGGATATGCTCATAGTAAAGATAGGGTTTTTCCTTGAGGACGCGGACGTAATGATCCAGGCCGACCCCTGACGCCTCGTAATAATCTATCACCTGAATGGCGGTCCCGTTCAGCTGGGCGAACCAAATCGAGGTGCTGTCGCCTATGCCCAAATCCCACGCCGTGACTACGGGCAAAGCAGGGTCCCAAGGAACCCGGCCTATGCGCTTATCCGTCTCGGCAATCTGGAGGTCTCGGGCGTAATAAGACCCCTCAACCGCCGCCGCGAAGCTGCACTCATATTCGCGGTCATACTGATCCGCGCTCATCTGCCGCCTGGCGTCGGCCAGTTCCGCCTCGTCGACTATCCCCGTCTCGCTTGCCCGCAAGGTCAGATGGAACCATGTCGGGTCCACCTTGCTGGCCTCGTTTATCTCGAAGAAGTCATTTTGCCCTTTTGGCGTTCCGATGAAGCAGGCCCAGCCTTTCCGGTCACTAAGCGCCGGACGTATGACCTCGCGCCAGGCGCGAGGGTCAATATCGCCAAACTCGTCAAGAACACACCCGTCAAGATAAAGGCCCCTGAGCCTTTCATAATTCTCCGCCCCATAAAGTCTCACCCTCGCGCCGTTAGGAAAATCCACCCTCAGTTCTGTCTCGTGCCATGAAACCCCCGGAATCACGGATGCGAATTGCTTCAGATACTCCCAAGCCACGTCCTTAGCCTGGGCGTAAGTCGGGGCGATATAGGCGAAGCGGGGATCTTTAAGCGGACACGTCATCGCCGCTTTGATCAGGTCATTGACGCACGCAACCGTCTTCCCTGCCCGTCTATGCGCGACAATACAGGACCAGCGCTCGGTCCGCATGTGGAACGGCATGAAGACGTTCCGGGGCGTGTAGGGTATTACGATTTGGGCCATGCCCAGGTTATTTCCTGTTTAATCGGCGGTCCGTTAACATCGCCGGTAATCGGCTGCGTTGACTTGCCATATCCGCGATCGAGGAGTTCTTTAGCCGCTGCGATCTGAGCGGCTGGCGTGTCGTCCCGCGTCGTCATGATGTTGATCAGGGTCGCGATCGCGTCCGGCCCGTGCTTCTGAGCTAGCGCGCGAATGTCGGCGGTTGCTTTATTCACCGCGCCCTTCGGCCTGCCTGCCTTTCCGTACTTCGGATGTCCTTTCGGGGCTCCCATGAGATTTCCAAAAATTAAAAACCAATATTGATCCAATATTGCTCCAATATAGGCCCTATATTGGCTGAATATCCAGCAATATTGCTAACCCCTTGATTTCATTCAACCTTGCTTTTCATGGTTGCACCCACCTATCGGATTACCTATAATGACCGCCTTGTTAGGGGTTAGGCCGATGAATGATCTGTCTTCAAAAGATTTTCCGTCTTGTATCGCCGATCTTGATCCAGGCAAGACTTACAACAAAGGCCAATTGCTCAACATCCGCATTGGACGCAATCGCTTTTTGACCGAGGCTCTGCTGAATGATCCCCTTGCTCCACGTTTCGAATGCGTGGTTAACGCCAAACTTTATTCAGGCAAGGATTTGATCGACTACGCCAGCGGCGTCAACAGCGATCTGTCCGAAATTGACCAACAGGTAATAGCCAGCATCAATGACCGCGTCAGCGCTGCGTTCAAGAAAGAACACGCAGCCATTCAGGAGGCGTGGTGCAATTTGGAAGATGAGCGGAACAAGTGGCGAGATGAAAAGCTGCAAGCCTTGCGACTGGATATTCTGTCGGCGTTATCTGCCGATCGGGTGCGGCGTTGCGCCATCAATCCTTTGACGAAGCAAAGCGGCGTTTATTTCCTCAAGCTCAACCAAGAAATTGTTTACGTTGGCCAATCGGTCAATATGTCGGCGCGGGTGTCTGGCCATTGGGACAAAGACTTTGATGAAGTGACGTTTTTTTTCTGCGATCCCGCCGAGCTGAACACATGGGAAGGGTTTTTTATTCGTCTTTTGCGACCGCGCCTGAATGGCGGGGTTGCGACGAACAAGGCAAATCTGTCTGCGCCCTCTAGTGTTTTGTGGGACCGAGTAGAAGAATGGAAAAATGACTTACAGGCGAAAAATCAATGAGTTCTGAAGCTCACAAACGCGCGTGGCGCAAACATGATGCTAAGCGTCCGCGCCCTGTTAGCGTGCGGTTTAGCGCGCAAGACCTGGAGGCATTAAACGCTGCTCGTCGTCCTGATGAGGCGCTTAGCCAATGCGTTCGCCGTTTGATTTATGAGAGGCTGCATTAGCCCTTGTTTTTGTTCAATGTAGCCTGACCGTTGCCGGACAGAACCTCTCGGACAAGATCCACACGCGCTTGCCCCCAACATCATACTGGCATTCCCACACCCAACGGTAAGTTACTGTCTGGACGTGGTTAGAGCGGCCTGTCCATGTGCCGAGGACGGCGGCCCATGCGGGAGTTATGGAAAGCAAGACGATTGCAAGGGCAAAAACTGCGCGCATTTATGCCCCAACGGCTTTCGGCGGTCTGCCCCTGCGTTTAGGGGCGTCCGTGAGGGGAATGATCTGGGCTTGAGCCTTGCGCTCCTGATGCTCGCCGCACCAGTCAGAGGCTTGGACAACGGGCCAGACCGCCGCCATCGCGCCCATTGCGGGAGGCCAGCGGCGGCATATTCCGTCCGTGTTAAACCGGCAGGTTGAGCACGTCACTTGCTTTTCGTCCCCTTGCAGTTCCACCGATCGCGAGACAGGCGGAGCGGGGAGTTGGGGTTCGCTGCGGCCTTGGGGAAATCCCGCATCTGGCCGGCGGAGCGGGCGCAAAATGAATTTCCTTTTAAGGTTCCAGGCTGGACCCTTGGCCCGCCGTCTTTGGCCGGTCCGGCCTGCCCGTAAGAGACTTTTTTCCCGCTCGCCGTGACCTTAACGCGGGCTTTACCTTCTGCGGGAGTTGTTTTGTTTGCCATTCTTATTTCCCCTTTTTGTTTGGGGATTTAGCCGTTTTTGCGCTCTCGCGGAACGCGGCTGCGGTTGGCGCGCCTTTTGTGCCCGGCTTCCTCATCGTCTCGCCCGATCCGGCGGCGATGCGCGCCCGCTTGGCGTTGATGTTGTGATACAGGCCCGGCGGCTTCGCCATCGTCAATCCTCCAGCGGGATTTCCCAAGGACGCGGGATTTGCAGCTCATGATAATCGTGGCCGATCCATAGGTCAATTGCGACCCGTTTGGGGTTGTCAAGGACGATCGCCACGCATCGCGGCCAGGTTCTGGTGGGCTTGTAGTTACCCGGAAAAGCCGCCGTCCACATCTCCGCGACGGCGTGCCTGGCCGCTTCCTCGATTAAGTGTTGAGCCTGCCGGCGCTTTTGCTTGCCGAGGTCCAATTCCCGAATGGTTTCCGTCACATGGGCGACGATCGCCGTGATGAACTCATCGTCAATCATGTGCGGATAAAACAGGGCTTGCCAGACGTTGAGCTTAGCGACCATGGCGGGGGCTCCGGAAAGGAAGGCGGCGCCCGCTAAGCTTGGGGAAGCGGGGGGAAGCGGGCGCCG